ATGCCTAGCGCCGCGACCGTGCTTAGATGGGCGGCCATAACGCCCGCTTTTGATCAAGCTCTATCGCGTGCCCGCGCGATGCAAGCTGATGTCCTCTTTGACGCATGCCTAGCCATCGCGGACGACGACGGCGCCGACCTCATCCCCGCCGGTGGGAAGGAAGGCGGGTTAACCGCCAACACGACGGCCGTCACGCGCGCCAAGCTTAGGATCGAAACCCGCCTTCGCATGGCCGCGCAGATAGCGCCGCAGCGCTACGCAGAACGGGCGCAGCAAGCCGCCGGACCCGTGACCGTGAACGTGAATAGCGTCGCGATAGACGCGCGCGCCATGACGCCGGAAGCGCGGGAGCGGCTCCGGACCGTGCTGCTAGAAGCGCGGGCGCTGCCGCGCGTGATCGATCACAACCCCGACGACCGATAGGGCGGGACGCTAGCCCGCGCCTTGCCTTGGCGCGCCATGGCGCCCGTGCCCGTGACCGTGCCGCGGACCCCGCTCGAGCGCAGGTCGGGCAAACGCGCAGGGTCCCGCGCCACCAACCACCCTACCCCCCGCCTGGTAAAGGGCCGCCCCGGTCTCGGGTCCTCAACCCCTCCCCGTTAATCGCCCGCCAAACCAACTTTAGGTACCCTCAGGGCCCCTTACCGTTTGGGCCCCTCCTATGGGGGTACCCCTGTGTAGGTACCTCCCTCTGTGGGGCCCCCTCTGTGGGTATGGGTCTATACGCTAGTCCGTATACCTGCCCTTTATACGGGTATGCGTATGGGTCCCCCTCTATGGCGGGCATACCAAATGGGCCCCCTGCATGTCGGGGCCCCTTTGCTCGCCAGTGGTAGGGTGGGAGCAGGACCGCCCGCCGAGACTGCCTCAGCGCATTGTCCTGATTGCCGACCGTCCTCCGGTCGAAGCGGTGGTCCGCGGGGTCGTCGAGCAGCGCCGCGGCGGCCTCTATCCCTTGGAGTTGGGCCCAGTATAGCAAAATCAATGGGTTAGTCAAACGGGCCCCAGAACTATACCCCCCTTGTCTACGACTTTGACCCGTGCTAGGGTCCGTTTGTCAGGTTAAGGATGACGGGGTGAGACATGGATACGGCTGACAGGTTGGCTGATTATGTGCGTGACGGGGTGCCGAGCGAGTTCAAGGAACTGTGCCGGGACGCCGAGCGGGAGGTGAGGGAGTTGCGTTCGGTGCTGTGGTCCTTCGTCAGGCACCACCGCGAGCGCGGCACCGAGGGTGACATGAAGCACCTGTGCGATTTGGCTGATCGCATTCTGGCGGGCACCTTCAGGGACGACTTGGCGTTTCAGTTGCGGGTCATGAACCAATGGCACGACGATCTGGCGCGCGAAAACGCCAAGCTCCGCACCGAGGTTCGTCGGTTCGGAAGAGGCGTGCCATGGTGGAAGAGGTTCGTCATTCAGTGGAAGAGGGGAGCGTGATGAGCGGTCGTTGTGACGAACAGGACGACATGACTGCGGCCTACCTGTGGGGGAAGGCTGACGCCAATGATCAGATCAAGCGGCTGACCCTCATGGTCGAGGCGCGCGACCTAGTGATCAAGACGGAGCGGGCGAAGAACGAACGGCTGCGCGAGGCGCTGCGCTTCTATGCGTGCCGGTGCAAAGACGACATGTCGTGCGAAACATTCGGTGAATACGGACGCTCTGAATGTGGACACACGGCTCGCGCCGCACTCAGGGAGGACAAGTGATGGACATCGTAAAGAGACTGCGCATGTTCGCGAAGTTCGACCCAGATCAGGCTGAAGCCGCCGACGAAATCGAGCGGCTGCGGGCCTTGGCGCAGACAGCCTTCGGGCTGCTCTGGCAGGACCGCCACACAGAGGCTCGGCTGCACCTGTCCGCTGCCCTGACGCAGCAGCAGAAGGGCGAGGGCATTGCGGCGGCTCGCGCGATGGAGCAGGGCAAGTACAAAGACCTGCCCGTGCCGCCTCCAGTCGCCAAGGCAGTCGAGGCTCTGGAGCACGCTGCGAAGCACTACCAGTGGCTCAGCGATGATGAGGGCGACACCGGGTGGGTGAAGTACCAAGCCGCCGCCGTGATGCTCGATCACTGGGCTGCGGGGATGGGGGAGAAGAAGTGATGACCGACATCGTTGAACGTGTCCGCGCCTTGCTCGGCGACACCAACGAGGAGCAGGACACGATTGATGAAGCCGCACGAGAAATCGAGCGACTGCGCCGGATCATCTACAACCTGCTCGACGATGGGGACGAGACTGACCGTGCTGAAGCCCGCGCCGCACTCGGGGAGGACAAGCCTTTGGAAGATCGATGGGATAACGAGTGATGGATTGGAATGACTACTACATGGGCTTCGCTGAGCACGCGGCGAAGAAATCCAAGGACAGTACCAAAGTTGGTGCCGTTCTGGTCGGTCCCGGCGGCGAAGTGCGATTGACCGCCTACAACGGCCCGCCGCGTGGCGTCGTGGATCGCGTCGAGCGGTTCGAACGGCCCGCCAAGTACCTGTATGCCTCACATGCCGAGGCGAATCTTGTCGCCTTCGCCGCACGCGAGGGGATCAGGACCGCTGAATGCACGGTGTATGTGACGCACGCGCCTTGCGCCTCATGCGCTCGCACGCTGATACAGGCCGGCGTCTGGCGCGTCATTCACGGGGACGGCACGACCTCGATGCCCGCAGATGAGCTTCGGGCAGCGCGTGAAATGTTCGACGAGGCAGGGGTGATCGTGGACCGCTCTACGTGCCCTGACATTGAAGACAGGTGGGACAATGCGTAACAGATTTGAGGTCATCTACGTCGATGCGCGTGGCGCGCAACAAATCCTGACACGGGCCCTGCCCAACGGCTACTCGGGCCGCTGGAAGATAGTGAAGCGATACGCCGCCAAGGTGCTGCCCCACCCGATCAAAGAAACCGGGGAGAACCCGCTCGGCCTGTCCTTCGTGGTCGGCAGCGTGTCATCCCCCGGCAGTGGCTTCGTCGGCATCCGTGAGTGCCAGTAAGCCATGAGGTATCTGTCAGTCTGCTCAGGCATCGAAGCCGCGACCGTGGCATGGCACCCGCTTGGATGGGAGCCCGCTGCGTTCAGCGAAATCGAAGCTTTCCCCCGTAAGGTGCTTAAACATCATTATCCACAGGTTCCCCTCCATGGCGACTTCACGACGATCCAAGGCGACGAATACGGACCAATCGACCTTCTGGTCGGAGGAACACCTTGCCAGTCATTCTCCGTCGCGGGTCTCCGAGGAGGACTGGATGATGACCGTGGCAACCTGGCCCTCGAATTTCTTAAGCTTGCTCACCGGACACGGGCCCGATGGGTGGTATGGGAGAACGTCCCCGGCGTCCTGTCATCGAACGGAGGACGGGACTTTGGTTCCATACTCGGGGGATTGGTCGAACTCGGGTATGGGTTCAGCTACCGAGTGCTTGACGCTCAGTACTTCGGAGTTCCACAACGACGCCGCCGTGTGTTCGTTGTCGGACATCTTGGAGACTGGCGCCCCGCCGCAGCGGTTCTTTTTGAGCGCCACAGCTTGCAAGGGAATCCTCCGCCGAGCCGAAAAGCGGGGGAAGGCATTGCCGAAAGCACTACACGATGCTTTGACCGCCAGAGCAGCGGGGAATACGGAAACTCCCCTGTAGCCTCGACGGTCGCGTCGCGTGATTACAAATCGGCAAGCGACCTGGTCACCTTCCGTTGGCAGAACGAGAACGATGGGATCGTGTCGGACCCCGTCGCCGCATCCTTGCGCGCCAAGGGAACGACGACCGACGAGCGATCTGTCGGCGCCTATGTCGCCTTTCACCCCACGCAAGACCCGATTTGGTCGGACGACGGCTCAACGCACACGATGGGAACGGGCAACCGAAACGGTCACGCGACGGTCGCGGTCGCCTTTGACCTTCGTGGTCGTGAGGGTGGCTCCCAATTGGAAGGGCCCCATGACACTGCAAACCTTCAAGCCGCATCCGGTGGATCAAGCCGCAGCTATGTCGCGGCGGTGGCGTTTGATGCATACAACCAAAAGCAATCCGATACTGCCGCTTCCCTCCGTTGCGGGGCCGGCGGCGTGTTCGACAACACCGTCATGCAGCACATGGCCGTCCGTCGCCTCACGCCGCGTGAGTGCGAGCGGCTTCAAGGTTTCCCCGACGACTACACGCTCCTTGGCGAGCAAACACCCGATGGGCCCCGCTACAAGGCGCTCGGGAACTCGATGGCCGTCCCCGTGATGGCTTGGATAGGCAAACGCATCGCAGCATATGAAGGGGGTATTCATGCTGAGTAAGGCGCAACTGGCAGACCTGCTGGGCGAACGATGGAAGTGTAGGTTCGTCCGGTCGGGCGACGGCTTCAGCTTCGACTACGCACTGGTCCGAGAAGAGAAAGAAGTCACCGCTCTGTGCGATGTCTATCTGCGGGACGAGCCGTGGGTTCACTATCAGAAGCGGTGGGGATTCCCCATCACGCTGACCC